CATAGCGGACTGGAATATTTTACTCCGTATGAAATATATACGCAGATGAAAAAAATGGCTTAGAAACTCTCCAATAATACTGGACCATTACAGTTCGGCTCTAAATTTTCATTAAGAATCTGAATATCGACCGCATAGCGTGGGCGAAATAGTTCGTTTTTATCTCCAACATTGGCACAATCTCGAACGGCTTCCACACGACCAAACATTGGCAAATGATAACCGGCAGTCAGTTCAGGGAAATACCGATAGATTTCCTGTTTCTTGGCTTCGGTTTCACTACTGGTCGGTTTCCAGTAAGCGGTCATTTCTTCATTGATTAAATCAACACGGGTAATTCTGTGACCATTCAGTTCTCGCCCCGGTCTAAGCATTGGGAACGGCACAAAAGAAATGCTGTTGGCCGTTTGTCGTGATGTGAATTCGTCAGCAATCGTCATGGGCTTTTGATAGAACATCGAATCTTCAAACGCGCCAATAAACACCCGTTGGTCATCGGCCTGAAACCAGATAGCGTCATTAATCTGAAATGCTTTCGCCAATTGATCTAAACACAGATAACCGTTGCCGTGATGAACAAAATTAGGAATAGCCGTCTGCATATAGGCTTTATCCGGATAATAGAATTCTAATCCGGTTAAAGTTTCAAGCTGATTGAGAATATCGATAGCGGTCGGGTGTTCAATACTTATCGGCCAGCTCTGGCTCAATATTCCTGAATTCTCTTTGACGGTGATTTTATAGAACCCATTTTGCGCAGGCTGAACCTTATCGATATACCCTTCGAAATAGATATACAAATCTGGATCATAACCAATATCTAAGCGAACTAAATCCAGTCTTTGCGGCTTTTCATCCACTTTAATAACAAAAATGGCCTTGCCGCCCAATGATAGTTTCAGACTCAGCATCGCACTTGAAAGATGAACTTCTTCATTGCTGATATAAAGGCGTTTGGTCAATTTCATTGAGTCGCCTCCTGATTGGCTTGAAGTGCAGCTTTCAACCTAGTGTTTTGCGTTTGCTCAGCTTTGGTCTGTTCGTTCTTACGGGCTTCTTTCTGCTCTGCCACACTATGGTATTCTTTGAGTCTGAATGTCACCATCCATGCCATAATGTTGGTTTGTTGCTCTGCAGAAAATCGGCCTGAAAATTTCACCTGGCGAATTTTAAACGCATTGGCCATTTCATTGACGACACGATAAATAGTCCGGTCCCCGTTTTCGTCTTTGGCCGAACTCATCTTTTCAAGATCAGCAAGTTGGCTGATGTCTTTAAATGAAATCAAACCGGATACTGAAAGAACAGAGGCTTTTTCCCCCTGTTCGGCATCGTCGGTATTGGATGTTTGGCCGGACATGTCCTGAGTTTTGAACTCTCGCTCAAAGTTGACGACCAAATTTTTAATTGAGAATGTTTGTCCATTTAGGGCGAACATAGTAATTCCTCCCAGAACGTCAGTGGTGATTCACTCAATATCAGGCTGGCAATGGTAAACGGGTGCGATGTTGGCGCACTACTTTGGCTAATTGCTGTTGCTAAACTTTCCGTATTACCATTTAACGACATTGACCAAACCGACCCCTGCAGGTTTTTCAGTGCTGTAATCTGCTGTGTTGTCGTCGCTAAATACTGGCTGCGCCTACTGGCTAATGTGCCTAATTTGCTGATCACGTTTTGCTGATCACTGGCAAGTGACTCTAATGTGGCAATCTGTGCCCCCTGCCATTGAAGGTAATCTCCTAATGGATTGGCATTAAGATCAGCACCAGACCTAAAGCGTGGCTGTTTTATTGCGACTGACTGATACCATTTGGTGGTTTCAATTCCGGCTATTGAAGTGGAATATCTCGCCGCCATGCACCAATCAGGCAGAGAAAAAACGGAAGTTAACTGACTTATATTGGTAGCAAATGCTTCAATACTGGATGCACTCAACATCACGGCAATACAGTACTGTAAGGTAACAGGTCGATATTTATCCGTTTTGTCTCTGAGCTTTTGCGCCAGTTTGTCGATCGCTGTTTTGGCATCGAGGTAATAACCGGCAGCGGTTTTCGTTCCGACATCAAAGTGGTAAGGGGAAACGGTCAGCACCGTTCCTTTTGAAAGCAGACTCGTCAGCTCAGAGCGGAGAGACAATAAAGCATTTGCTTCACCGCTTAATGGATGCTGATTGTATCCGGAACCGGATTCCAATACAGTTAGTCGGCTGAGCGACTCCGACATAACAGAATCAACAGAGCTAAAGACTGAGGATGACTGAGTTTCGGTTTTCTGTGCAGTAGTCGGCCATATCAACGAACAGGACTGCCAGTTCATGCTACTATTCCGGATAATTTAGGTCGGTCTACTTCGGGAAATCCATCGGTATCAGGATAATCACAAAGTTTTTTTCTGTCTTTTAAGAGACTGGTATATTGTTCTACTGTTAACGATGAGGTTTTATATTCATCAGCGTAGCTCTGGTCTTTTTCATACTGGTCTATACGATTAAGCACTTTTGCCAACATCAGATCACGCCAGTCTCGTTCTTTCGTCTCTTTTTTTGCCAACAATATAGATTCCGGTTCATCTGGTTGTGTCCATGTCGCACCATCCGGAAGTGTTTCTCCTAATTTAGTAATAATCTTATTGGTCTGATAGTCTATCCAGTAAATTTTACCGCAATTATCCTGAGTATACTGTGTGCCGATAACAACATCATTCTTAATAATGACAGTGACCGAGTAGCCTTCCTTGCTGTCTAACACATCTATATCTGTAAAACTATTGCGGGGCGCATTCCACTGGCTACATTCCATTAACCCAGTAATTTCTAATGTGTTTGTGTCATATAGATGATACGTACTCATATTAAATCTCCACCAAAATCGGAAATGCTAGGTTACGTGGTCTGGCTTCGCTTCCGCCGGATGAAGCTGTTTTACCTGTTCTTGTCTGGCTACCTGACCCATCAGGAACTCCAATACCCACATAATCTTTAGAGTAAAGTCGAATATTATGTGTATGGGCTAAGTTTTGGCTGCCTTGACTACTGGCAAATTTTCGCCCAGAATCAATACCTCTTCCTTGGTCAAGGACACGAAAGAACTCTGCACCTGTCGCAGGAAAATTCATCATCCCTGTGGTTAAATCAACCAATTCAGGCAAAGCTTCTGCAAGTCTCCAAAAAACAGCGATGGGTACAGAGTTACCAACAACATTTAACGTCCCCTCAGGAAAAGTCATACTCATCCACGGCCACAATGGTGTTCCTGGTCGAGATTTCTTATAAAGTGTCCAGTAAAACGGTTTGGTATTGTCTTTCCAGCCATCCTGTCTATTTGTGGAATTTAATGGAGTTTTCCCTTTCAGAGATTCAACATTAGAATACCATTCCCAAAACGTTTTTTTTCCATCAGTATCCGACGTATAGCAGGTATCACCGCACGAATATATTTTCGTTGGATCATACAGACCAAACTGTGATGAAGGCGGCGGGTTATTCGGGCTATATACACGAACCCCTTGCTCTTTCACTTGTGTTGATACGTTAAGAGAGCCTATAACTTCCACCCCTCCTATGGTAATTTTCATTTTATCGGCAATTTTGGCCTCATCTAGATTCCCCCATAGAATTCCAAAAGCAATGTAGCTGCTATCGAAATCGATATACGACCCGAATGTAACATCCACTCCGTACTGTAACCGTCCTCGAGATGATTCCCATGAACCACCTTTTTTATAGCGAAGAAGCTTATAATCAAAAAAGTGTTTATTTCCTGAATTCCCTTCCATCCGGAATACATGTTTAAGACTACCTATGGCACTGCCAAGTATATCGGCTCGTTTAAATCTATAAGCGACTGAAGTATAAGTGGCTAAGCCTCCCTCATCACTTCGCAAAAATTGACTGGCTTGCAAACCATCCAGTTTATCTGCATCCAGTCCACTTCCTTTACCTTGATTTCCTGCGTGCCAAATCGGATAAACATGTCCTTTTTTATCACAATAGATTTCATCTTTTATACGAAGAGCAACAGAACATTCCTGATTTACTAACTGGATGAATCCATTAGCATTCCATTGAATATAAGCTTTATCAATCGAACCTTCTCTGAACCGTAGAAAAGGACTGGGAGAACCCTGTAATACCATTTTTCCATCATTCGGACTTTGAATGTTCAGAGGATATATCCCCTTATAATTCATAGTAATTTGTCCAGTGGCGGTATCGTTCTCATCACTTCGCAAAAACTGAGATGACATCAAATTATTAAGTCTGTCAGCATCCAACCCAATGTTACGCAAATCCGTCACGTTTCCACTGGCATCAATAGACGCAATTGCTGTCACGTAATGAGCTTCTGTTCCAATGGTGTAATCCGTTTTTTCGGTAGCAGACACAACCAATGTCCAGATTGATTCCCATCTACTTAATACCGTTCCCTGCCAACAAACATCTAAATAAACCGTACTGCTGACCGCTGCATTGCTCATGACGAAATCAGCATTGTTTACCGAACGCAAACCACCGACATAACCGGCTCCTGCATTACATATATAATCGCCGCCGGATTTCTCTATAAGAAAACCGTCATCATAAAAAGAAGCATGACCATATAAATCACCACAGACCAGACGGTTATCATCGTCTATACCATACAAGCGAACATGATAATCAATCTGCCATGTCTCTGGTGTCACACTGATATTTGCAATGGTCGCTGCTCCTGAATACTGCTGAACTAAAGAACGAACGCTCGACATACCCTGCTCTTTGGTCTCCACTTCTTTGTGGATCACCATTCCACAGGAATTTTCCGTACTTTTATCATGCAGATAAATCGCATTAAACGTAAATTCTTTTACTTCGCTGGGAATGACTACCGAGTACACAATTGAATCATCATTGAGCTTGGCCGCCTGTGTAATTCCTAGCTGATAAACCCAGTATTGTCTGTCAGGCAGACCTTTACTTCTATCAATTGTCACCTTTGGATTTAAATCCGGGATATAAGCAAAAATCATTTCGTTCATATCAGGAGCTAAACCCGACATAATTCTGTTTTGTAAATACTGTTCAAATTCTAAAGGAATAACAATCTGATTCATAAACTGTCCTTAAAGCGATGCATGAAATAACGTAAATGTCTGGTGAAAGTTCTGAGCGTTCATTGCTAAAATTGACGGATAAATAATCTGAAACCGATAACGCCTGCATGTGAGGCCATATTGTTCAATCAGAGTCTGTACCAATTTTGAATTATTCGAAATATCCGTATCCGTAAGCTGAATTATGCAAACGTCCCATTCGACTGCACTTTCACGTTCTTTAAACGCCACTATGCCAACACCAAGGCGCTCAAAAATACGTTTAAATCCGATCACACTGCCTGCATCTTTGGCATTGATAGCTGCATACTTCACCCGTTTACGAAACAGACTTAACGGCTCGCCATCAAAGCGTTCAATATCCCTGTCCCAGGCTAAAAGTTTCAGAACTGATTCACCGCAAGTCAGCGCATCCATCTGGTCAATAGGATACAAAAGCCAGTGTTTGATTTTCTGCATAAAAGCAAAAACACCATTCGATACAAAATACGGTTCTTGTATTTTTTCAGACGTGGTTTTCCCATCTTGCCACCATGGTATTTCCGTCTTTTCTAATTCAGGGTTATGACTCATCGAACAGTTCCTCCACAGCTAAACTACTCAAACGAGGCTGATCTAATTCACTGACGATATCTTGCTGAATTACACCATCGACAATAAATTTCAGTGATTCAACTGATGCCATTCCGGTATGAATTTCTGTTGCCATTTGAGACAAACTGAACCGACACTTTGGTTTCGCACGAGTCATATCTGAATAGGCTTCAGTTTCTCTAAACGCTGCACGTATACGGTTTTTAACTTCGTCCAGTGCACTACTTTTTTGTTCATCTGGCAGATTAGCGATCAAAACTACCTGAGCCGTGACTGTTTTCAAACTATCCGGAATAGCAAGACAGGTAAGCACATCTCCATGACCGTGATGTCCATCATCCATTATGTATATGTTCAGACTGTCGATAATACTCTGCGGTGTTGCCCCAACTTCCATCAGAATATAGGCATTTGCGGTACCCGGTGTAATGTCTCCGGTATTTTCGAAGAAGATATTGTCACTGCGAATACCAGCCACACTAGCAATAATCGAACGGTAGGCATCATCAATATGCCATTCGCCTGAACTGGTGAAAGCATTTTGCAGTCTGAGGGCCAGTTCTTCGTCTGTTTCTTCATTGGCTCCTGATATGGTTATCCATTTCGGTTCATTCACAACACTGGCAATTCCTGAAACGGCTTCAGGCAGAATATTGAAATAGCCTGACGGCAGGTTATACGCGGCTCCGGCTTCTTCTGCTATTACCGGAATATCCATTATTTCGGTACCGGACGGAATGACCGTTTCTGCAGATACCAGAACCTTATAAATAACATCATCGATCGGCAGAGTCTGGATAACAGTTTCTTCCGCAATGGTCACCTCATCATCAACATTGGTTTTGGTGAATGAAATTACGCCTTCGGAATTCACAGCCCCTTTCACTTCAACGTTCAGTTCCCATGCTTTTAGCTCTAACGCCCAACGTTCTGCTGTTGCGACAAACATATTTGGTAAAACAGAACCCGCGAGTAATGTGCGAATTAACCAAATGACAGGAGTAATCACGGCAGCCTTCACCCAACGCCAGAACGGGGACATGGACGAGTCGTTTGATAACGCACTACCAGAATCAGATACACTGGTTTTTAGTTCAGCTTCCATTTCATCAGCGGTAACCGGCACACCGGAATCGGACAAAATGGAAAGAAAGTCTGCAGTTGGTCGGTTGCTCATGCGGTTACCTCAACACTAATATCACTGTATTCATATGCTTCTGCGGTTAACTGGACCTGCCCGGCGCTAAGTTCTTCTGCACTGGCTGTTCCTGGAATAATGCGGCTGTCCTGCTCTGCAATTTGTTCAATCTGAATCAGAATGTCGGCTCTGGTGATTGGGTTACGTTCTGCAGATAAAGCCCGTGCATAACCGGATTCCATAATGGCGTGTTTCACATCCTGAGCAATGCTGTACGCATCACTGCAGGTTGTTGGTTGTTGACCTGCGTCAATGTCCCATGCACCATCAACCACTTTGATATCGATATATTGTCTATCCAACATTGAGTTCATCCCATTCGGCAAGCTGATCCGGTGTCAATCCATTTGGTGTCGTAATATACACATCGCCAAACTGACGAATATTCGAATTTGCATGATGTTGACTTGAAGTGATATTTCTCACTATTTCAGACGTCAATTTCGGTGCTTTTTCCGGTTTTTTGTAATCAATGACAGAAGGTGAAAAATTCTGATTTATTTCCTTTCCAGTGTTCTGATAGTGGGACAAATACTGATTCGAAACTCGGTTATCAATATGTTGACTAAGCGGATACGATGAGGATTCAGGCATTGTTTTTGTCGCCTGATAAACTGGATCATTTGCGCTGTTACGAGAATGTTTAGACACTGATTTCGTCATAGATTCTGTATCTGCAACATTTTTCATTTCTGGCATATCACCAGCACGCCACTCGATATCAATACCGGGTATCAAATTGAGTTTTTTTATCACCCAATCAATAACATCTGTCAGCACTTTAAACACACTCAAATCACCAAATGAAGCTTTTAGATCATCCCAATACACAATAACTGCGCCGACAGCCGCAATTAATGCAACAATAGCTGCAACAACCCAAGTAATAGGATTTGCCCAAAATGCCGCATTCATTAGCCATGTAGCACCAGTAAACGCCAGTGTTGCCAAACGAGCCACTTTTAGAACATTACTAAACACCCCCATGGTCACAGCCCAGCCGGAAGACATCATCCGTCCAATCCCCATAGCCAGAGACAATGCAGAAACGACGCCCCCCAACGTAATTGCACCAATAGCGGCATAACTCATAACCTGAGTCAATATGGGAAACTCATCAGTCATTCCAGTCAGCCACCCCATACCATCCGCAATTGAACCAACAACCGAATTAATAGCAGGAAGAATGGCACCGAATGCTGCAGCCCGAATGGCAAACCAACTAGTCCCAAGACGTTCCCATTGGTCAGTCATTGCAGAGGCCATTTTTTCGGCCTGTTTCATGCCGTTAATTTTTCCTAGTTCATTAATCTGTTTAGTTAAACTGCCCGTTTTTGACTGCAGATTCTGAATCAATTTCACCGCTTCAACGGATCCAAATGCATCTTTCAGAACCTGAAACTGTTTATCCGTCGAGAAATGTCCGACCTTTTTCTGAATTTTATCCAACATATCAACCATCGGCAGCATTTTCCCGGTGGAATCAAAAAACGATAACCCTAACTTTTTTTGAGCCATCGCAGCATTACTTAAAAATGCTGTATATTTAGTCGCCGCCTGACCACCATCCATACTGGATCCCAGAGTACCAAGAACGGCCATCTGCTCGGACATATCAACACCAAATGCTGTTGCTGAAGAACCAAGCCGACTAAATGATTGCGCCATTTTATTACCATCGGTTTTGAACATTTCAACCGATTTTGCCGTCATACCTGCAACCTGAGCCGCCCAATTTACCTTCCCCATTTTTTTTGCCTGGGCATCAAAAATACCGTACATAGTACCCATGTAATCGGTAATGGTTTTTGTATCAGATTTGGTTGCAGCGGCTAAAATTGCTGAACTTCGGGTAATGCCTGCCAGTTCTTTACCATCCAGACTACCCATTGCTGACTTAATGTCATAGGAAGCATCAACAAATTCAGCCGCTGACTTCCCATATTTGGTCGAAAATTTCAGTGCAGTCTGAGATAAGGTTTTCAGAGCATCATCCGTGACACCTAAAGATTTTACCTCACCAACTTTACGGTCCATCTCAATAGCCGGCATTAATGCGTTTTGGATAGCAAAACCAGTTGCCACTAATCCGGCACCACCTGTGACCATATCACGCATACCCTGTTTAGAGTTTTGCATAGTTTGATCAAGCTGTTTGGTGATGCCTCTTAGCGGTTTGGTCACCTGGTCTATCAGGCCAATCTGCATTAATAGCTTTTCATTCATTTACTAAACAACCCTGCTATGGCGGATTTAACGGCAATTTCCATACGTTCCTTTTCGTGCTTATCGAGCCAGATTGCTCGGGCTAAGTTCTGCAGGTCATCATCATCTTCAGGGAAGTAATAGCGACGAAATATCAGTGCTTGTTCGATGCCGTTCCCATCAATTTTCTTTACGCGCTCATTGAGTTTTTTAGAGTAACTTTCACCCCGCCCTTAGCTGCTTCATGAACCGTACTAAACACATCCATAACGAGCCCAGGAACCAGATCCATCAACTCAACCAGATCAGATTTTTTCTCTGAATCAACCGAACGTTCTAAATATGTTCGTGCGGGTTCAACCTTGCTTTCCAGAGACACGCTATTTGTATAATTGTTCGCATCAGCTACGCTGGGAGTAAATGTAAAATCACTATCAGCAATACTGATAACAACAGGTTTGGAGGTGAATATAGGTTTAGTCATTATGTTTTCTCTCTGTTAATTCGTGCTCAGCACGCCAATGTAAATAATCTTCAATTTGTTGATCACACTCAGTTAGTGCAGATTTCAACGTTGGAATATCATCACTGACCACTTCAGGCCAGGTTCCTTTTATTTGTGGTTTATTGCATGGCACCAAAAGACCCGCTGGCGGCATACGAATAATCACCTGAGTCGCTACAGTCTCAGTATGGCCGACGCAAGCGTTGAGTAACATCATCAGGAATAGCACACTGAATATGTGACAACTGCGCCTTAAGTCCGGTAATTTCAGCATTCAGCATTTCCTCACTTTCGGTCTGTTTTCTCTGACGTTTCACCAATAATTTATTGTTTTTTTGAGCCTCATTTTTCAGAACATCAATAACTGTCAGGTTACTTTGATTATTGGCTCTGGACTGACTCAACCGCTCAGTCAACAATAACTGCTGCGCCTGACTGGTACTTAGTTTTAGCCACAACACCGTAATCACAAAAAATAATCCAGCCAACCCAAACCACTTAATCCACGGCCATACAGCGAACATATTCTTTCTCCCGACGAACAATCAAACCAGGTAATTTCTTCCCACCGCCATACACCCAGCGCGGCAGTTCTGCGCAGGCTTTGGGATAATCTCCGGCAAGAATGAAACGATATATCTGCGTCATGCTGTGATTTGGGTTGCGCCTGAATCTAGCGCATCCGGTGTTAAATACAAATGACGTGAGTGCATCGAACTGGCCTTGTGTCATGGTCTTACCCGAGGCTTGTTCGGCATCTTCAACACACAGTTCAGCGTGATGAATATTCACAACCCAATCTTTTGCTATCTGTTCTAATGGAACAGGTTCGTCAGGCACATTGTGGGTATTACCAATTCCATTGGTTGGTTTTCCTGCCGGGCAGGTATAAGGAGAACGACGACACCCTTCGGCATTGCCGATAATTTCAAGCGCCTGCTCACTGACTCTGAGTTCTGTGATGGTTTGTCCATCAATCACGACCTGACCGACAGGTGAATCCATCGAAGCAATGCCTCCGGTCACAATACCGATCACGGCAATGACCGAACAAATAATTTTATTGCGTATTTTCATTGCGAAATACTCCCTGTTCTTTGGCGATGCCCTGCATCTTCTTTTTGTGCCATAGGTTGATCAGTACGGTGATAATCCCCAATGCCATAGACGAAATGAAATACCATTGCTCCAGATTAAAGGTACCGAACAACATCCCTACACATGAAATTAGGTAAGCCAGGTAATTGGTAAATTTTTCAGATAGCTCATGCATAGTTACTCTCTTTCACTCTGGCAGGTAACACAGTACTGACATCCCGGCGCAGCTTCGCGCCGCGCCTGCGGGATTTCATCACCACATTCCAGACAATATTTTTCGCTGGGACGAAGGGAACGAATCCTTGATTGTTGTCGTTCCAGTGCCATTTTCTGGAATTTGGCCTCCGTAGCATTTGCATCATCAATAATGTCCATTCCGTTCCTTACGCGTTAATCAGGCCGCGGGTATCGTCAGTTGACAAATACGGCACACCATTGATGCTTACAAACAAAGAACTGGTCACGAATCCTTTCAACTTACGGGTGCTCTTATCTGCACTTTCAGGATCAACACTGAGCAGGTCTGAAATCAGCAATTTGACACCAAACAATTGAATTTTATCTTCATCATCACCATTGTTGGCGTAAAACATAACGTCATCAGGTTCAATGCCCCGGTAACTTCCTGCACTTTTTGCCGCTGCATGAACTTTCTTAAACTGAATTAAATCCAACTCCAACTCGACATCACAGCTCACTTTCCCGTCGGTATACCCATCGGTCACTCCACGGGTAAACGCGGCTTCAGACTCATCATTGATAGTGGCGGTAGCACTCTTCACATGGACATACTCACCAAATAATGTCGTATCAAAACTACGACCAGAAAAACGAGCACTCATGATTCATCTCCATGCTTTATATAAATAGCAACTGTAATTTTGACCGGACATTCATAAGGTTGAACTGACAGATAGATTTCCACTTCATCACTGGTTACCCACTTAATTTGAATATCGTCATCCTCAGGAGGATAGATTTCGCCCGGAATACCGGTTCTGGCCATCGTGCGCAAATCTTTAGTAAAATAGAGTTTTGCTCTGGCTTCACTGTGCGGAGTTGAATTCAGCGTTCGATCAGCGATACGCGCAATAGCACGAATACGGACTTTCCGAGCGGCTTTCATTGCAACACGAATATGGCGAATATCCTGAAAATCTCCGCCTTGTGCATCTAGTGTTCGTCCTGTTGTCCAAAACTGTCCCGGATAATCCGGATACCACATAGGGCAAGCAATACGATTTGATTCCAACGTTTTCAGATGAGACAGTTCAAGAGCTTTGTCATCTTTATCCGTCAGAAAATCCGTACTGCCCAGAACACTACCTGTTTTTACCCGAGCGGGAGAATCAGCAATGGAAGCATCTACCTGATTGGCTAAACGGCCACAGTATTTACCCAGTGTTGAGCCATCAGCATGAACACGTGGAACGACGGTGATGTATTCACTTGCGATATCTGGCGGAATGGCAACCGTAGCGGCTAACCATTCGGCCCATGTCTGGCCTGTGTCGGCATTGTTGTCGATTTCTGACAGGCAGCAAATCGCGAAAGTTTCACGGGCTAATTTGTTTTTCAGCTCGGTTCTTACTGTAATTGCACTTTCCAGCAAGGTTTTATCGGTTGCTGGGAAGTCGAGAACGAAAGCTTCAAAGCTGGATGTTTCATTGGCTAACATGACCGCATCTTTCCAGTTATCCGCTTCATCTAAGATCATGACTCCTGCAGTCCACTCACTGCCACCGTTTAGCTGTGCTGCTGTGACGGTTGCGAGCAATGATTTTCCTGCATCTTCTAGCGCATCGTCTAAATCACTCGAAGAATCGACGACAATCAGATTTCGGGTTGTACCTTCAACGGTTCCATAACCAACGAACAAGAAGTGGTATTCCACGCCCGCGATAGGACCGTTCATCAGGTTTTGTATTTTTATAATAACGGTTGGCCATGCCATGTTATTTACTCCTGTTTCGTTTCAGTTCACGTTTGATGAACATTCCCACTCTTCGTGGACTCATACCGATCAAACGTCGTTCAGGTCGTCCTACTGTCCAGTCTCTTGCTGGCGTTTTGTTTTCCAGCTCCTGAATGGTCTTTGCCGCTTCCCCTACGGTCATGTTTTCCATGATCCATTTCAGGGTCGGTTTTTTACCTCGTTTCTGTCGCCCCTGTGGTGAAAAGCGAAAATCTAAATCTCTTAAAGCCTTGGCTTGTTTTCTGCTTGCCGGGTCGGTTTTCTTTGGCTCATTTTGCTTTTTTGCCTGCCGTTTTCTGGCAGTCAGGCCGCTCTTCTGTTCAATTCCATGGTGATGTTCATAGGCCACTCGCCCCCGGGCACTGGGCCAACCTACAAACAACACTTTGTTATTCTGTCTCTGAAAGTACTTTAGCTTTTTGGTAAAGCCTTTCAGCACCTTGCCCCGGCCTTTTTTTCTTGCTTTCCAGCTATGGCCTTCAGGGTCTTTTTGTTGACGAATGTTCTTTCTGGTCGTTTTAGCGATATAGCTACCCAGTTTTCTGAGCAATCGCTGTCTGGATTTTTTATCCAAAGCCAGAAGTGATAATTGTTCTTTTACCCTGAGATAACTGGCTTTATCCTGCCGGATACTAATCACGGGATTCCGCTACCACATCACGCAGTGATTTCGCTACCCAGATTTCATATCCTTCAATGCTCCATTGCTGACCACGCCAGTAAATAGGACCGTTTTCGTCAGCAATGACACGAACCGGCTCTTCAAAATCAACAGTGATGATCACTTCTGCACTACGTTCATCTTCCATGACCACGTCCACTTCTGGGTCGGCTAATGGTTCGCCATCGTCCCGTTCTGTGTCGTTATCCATTAACCAAGCACCGACATTGCAAAACAGAACTGCCGGGCTGTAGTCACGAAACGGGAAACGGTCAAAGTAAAACTCTGCCTGATAACGCATTAAAAGCAGGTCCATACCCTGCCCCATATGGCGACTGTTCAATGACAGTGAGATATCGCTCATTTCACATTGCAGATGTTTTGCTATCTGCGCACCAACGCATTTTTCAATGAATGCTTTCAGGTCTCTTAACTTGTATCCTGCTTCGTACTGGGTCGTCATATCAACGCTACACCCGAACGTTGTTTACCTAACATATGGCGAATTGTGCGTTCACTTTCTGCCAGTAATTCATTCTTGATTTCCTGACTACGCTCTGCCAGATGATCGCCTTCTTTACGCTGACTTACCGTGGCAAAATCCGGTAATAAATCGGCTTTAGCTCTGGCAAATACTGCTGCTTCGTACTGAATCACCAGACGGTTTTTCTCGCCAATTTTGGGAAATACTTCAGCATCTGCTGCCGCCTGTATTCCTTCACTGACATAGGATGTTTTAAGTAATTCCAGCTCTAAATTGACAGATGCCATAGCATTAGCCACGGCATAAGCAATACGTTCATCATCCTGAGCAGCAGGAGTACCACGACGACGTTCAAAAGATCCGGCATCAATATCCGGCCAGAAACCATCATTGGTAATAACAGTACTTTGATATCCGTCACTGGCTCCGGTAAACATGCTGAAGTCCTCTTAAATAGGCGCGCTCTGGCCACTGGGTCGACAGGTATCATCAGTTACCAAATCAATGGACTAACGTACCCTCGCCAGTCGAGCGCGGCGGCTAGTGAGTCTTACAAGTTCGTGCCTTCAGTTAAGGCGTTCATTCTCATACGAATTCGTTCAATCTGAGTTTTCACACCCACTTTTGGATTCTTTTCATGAGCTGTCAGAAGTAACTTTTCAGCTTCATGCAGCTGTTCCTGATCACCAATCTGACTAGGCTGTGGTTCACCGTTTTCATTAAGAAGCAGACGGTAGCCAGCGAACTTGTACCATTTGGCTTCGAGTTTTTCCGGCAGTACCCACGGACCATCAATCAGTTCAAAGACCTGTGAGAAATACGGTTCAACAGACTGCCCGTTTTCCTGCTGACGTTCAGCCCATTCCAGCACCATATCCGCGCAGAATGTCGGCCATTGACGTTTGAAGTTTTCTGGCGTTGGTAAATCGAATTCAATCGCTTTTAAGCACCAGTCAATTGCCACGTCTAATTCGTCAACATCAAACAACCAGATGACCATGTCGGTGAAGATAGGGTTCTGGTAGCCTTTGCCTTCTTCAAGATACTTTTCAACGACTGGACGATACTTTGGAATTAATACGTCACGTTTGTGATTTATCTTTTCCGCAATCTGAACAAAGTTTTTCAGTACTTTTTTGTCGTTTTCAAACTCAATAAGCTGAAGGTGCAGACTGTCCGAGCTGACAATAACTTGCTCAGCTACTGACACACTTTGCTGCTTTTGTAGTATTCGATCCCGCTGACGTCTTAATGGGCTAACCATCAGAATTCTCCCTTAATTAAGCTGCTGCTTCTTCAGCAATCGTGACACTTTTAATCGCAGCAAATTTATTAAAGTTACCTACCGCATACCCTTCCATTCGAATATGATTGCTTTCAAAACGAAGACGGTCAGTATTGTTTTCCTGTTTACGCCATTGCGTACCAGTCTGAGTCAGAATCTGAAGGTTCTTCAGGTTCGTTACCCAAATCATATCTGCAGGGAAGAATGGCGGAATGTAGGCTTTTTTACCTGCAATCGTTTTTGCCAGTTGCTGAGCGGCTTTGTGTTCAGTCGGTACCGTCGCGGCTTCAAGCAAACGGTATTGTTCTGCTGCAACAAGGTTGGAACCAACGATAACAACAAGATCATCATCCTGGCGGTGGACTTCAGAAATCGTTGTATTAATTAAATCCTGAGCCAGAGAATCTAAGTTCTTATAAGAATCTGCAGTTGCACCTGTTGAATCAAGAACGGCAGAAGCCAGAACCTGAGCTGGCTGTTTTTCTTCAACAATCGTCAACCAACCTTTGTTAACATCCTGTCCTAATGGATAAGTCGTCGGGTCAGTAATTGTGGCAGCAGATGTACCATTAAATCCAATGCGCAGCATGTCTAAGGCAAAACGTTTTGCGATAGAGTTTTTCATAATGTTAAGCCACTGGCCTTTACTACCGGCATTAATCCACTGAGTCATTAATTCCCACGGAATATGAGCGCCAGAATCAGTTTTAACCAGTTCATATTCATTACCAGTCTGACCGACATCCACACTGAAACGGCCATCAGCACGACCAGTTGCCAGTCCATCGATACCAACATCGATTACCTGCCCTTTAATCTGTTCAACCAGAGCCATGTGAATCAGATTTAGGAAACTATGAGAATGCTTAATTGCTTCACGTAACTTGGTTTCCATTGGCTGCGTGATGCTAAACATCTTCGCATTTCCGTCAGAGCCGGCAGTGGTTGCAACAGCTCGACAGAATTCATTTAAATATTGCGTTGATACTACGTTAAGCATTACCACACCTCCATTTCAGTTGAAGCACCAGTTTCATCAGGTCGCTGTCCGGGTGCTTCCTGAGATAATTCGGCGAATTTAGTTTCAAGACCATTCACTTTATCCAGAACCGGTTTAAGCTGTTTTTCTAATTCACTAGAAAACAGTTCGACTGTAATACCTGAAGGTTCAGCTTCCGGTTCATTTACCTGTGCAGGTTCCTGTTGAGAAAATTTCTGTTCAAACTCAGTCGTCATTTCTTGTTTAAAAGCGCTGAACTGTTCACTCAGTGCTGCTTTCAGTTGATCTTCGGTCACGTCGGTGTCCTCTGGTTCTGTCGTAGTATCTGGTTTTTGGTTATAAGCAACATCACCAGATAGAAAGAATTGTTTACATACGGAAAAGAAACGGTCATGCATGGAAAAACACTGTGAAAAGTCCACTTCTTCCAGTGCATCCGATTTAAGAACTATCTCATCATCATCTTTACGAGAAAATTTAAGTAAGGTAGTGCCAGTAGATGCCGGGGAATCTGTTACCCCCAGCCCAATCAGGTAGCATTTCCCTTCGCCCTTAAAATCCGGCTTTGGTTCTATAGACGTAAATAGTTTCTGGCTTTCTTTATTCGCATCCAATAAATGCTGATTAGGTGTAATTCTGGCAAATAACCGACGTTTCCCATCCTTGTTATCTGCTTTAAGCTCTTCAACTATTCCCCAGTTATTACCGTTATACGGGCCCCATACCGAACGACTGTGTTCAGGCCAAACCATAGCGGTGTATTCCTCTTTGGAATACAAATCAGCCATATCGTTAATCCACGACTTAGTAATTTTTCGATCGTCAATGGTATTACCTTCTGTGGCTACGATGACCCAATCACTGGTTTTTGGCATGGTTGAAAACTCTTCATTAAAACGGTTTTGTGCTGATATTCGCCACCATACCCCTTTAAATTCAGCCCTTCAGCCAGTTACGTTCCACTCAATTCGGATATTGGCAAAAACCGAACTTATCAGAACTTATCTTCGATAAATCATAAGGTTGAATGCGTATGATGCGTTTATGGCTTATTCTCCCGAACTCAGACAAGCGGCTCGTTCGCTGTATTTAAAAGCGTGGACACCACGTGAAATCGCTGCCGAATTTAACCTCAATAGTGAACGAATCATTTACTACTGGGCTGATAAGTATGGCTGGCGGGATATGTTGCGCGAGCAGACTATTGATGAAGCAATTGCAAACCGGATTCAGACACTGTTAGAGATTGAGAATCCGACACCTGCGCAACTCAGCATGCTGGATAAACTGATAGGCCATCATGTTAAGTTGAAGAAACTACGGGTTCAGGATGAACAGCGTAAAGAACGTAAACAGGAGTCCACAATTGTGGACTGCTCTGATTCAGGTTCTTCAGAACAAAAAAACAAAAGACAAAATAAACGTCGTCAGAAAACCAAAAACAATATTGATGATTTGCGGGATAACGATTTTTCCGGCTGGCACGATTCTCTGTTTGAATATCAGCAGATAATGCGTGAAAACCTGCATCAGCGAATTCGGAACATTCTCAAATCCCGACAGATTGGAGCAACCTATTATTTCAGCGGTGAAGCTCTGGAAGATGCTATTCTCACCGGAGATAATCAGATATTCCTTTCCGCCTCCCGCGCTCAAGCCGAAGTATTCCGCCGTTATATTATCGCTATCGGAAAAGAATTTTTAGGTGTTGAACTGTCCGGTAATCCGATGACGTTATCTAATGGTGCCGAACTTCATTTCTTATCAACTAACAGCAAAACCGCACAGAGTTATCACGGTCACGTTTATATCGATGAATATTTCTGGATCCCGAAATTCGATGAACTGAATAAGCTGGCGTCAGCAATGGCGACTCACAAGAAATGGCGAAAAACGTACTTCTCGACCCCTTCCACAAAAATGCACCAGGCATATCCATTCTGGACTGGTGATAAATGGCGGGAAGGAAAAGACACACGTAAGAATATCGAATTTCCAACGTTTAGTGATTTCCGCGATAAAGGGCGGCTGTGTCCAGATAAACAATGGCGTTACGTTGTTACAATTGAAGATGCAGCACACGGCGGTTGTGATCTTTTTGATATTCAGGAACTGAAAGACGAATACAGTGAATCTGATTTTAACAACCTGTTCATGTGTATTTTTGTTGATGGTGCAACTTCAATATTCCAGTTCTCCAAGCTTCAGAAATGCATGGTTGATATTGAACATTGGCAGGATTTCAAACCTAAAAATGCACGACCTTTTGGTAACCGTGAAGTATGGCTGGGATATGACCCGTCACGAACCCGTGATAATGCCTGCTTAATGGTGGTTGCTCCGCCAATTGTTGCCGTCGAAAAATTCAGAGTACTCGAGAAGCATTACTGGAAAGGTCTGAACTTTCAACACCAGGCAAATCAGATAAGTGAAGTATTTAAACGCTATAACGTCACTTATTTAGGTATCGACGTAACCGGTATTGGTGCCGGTGTTTATGACCTTTTAAGTAAAAAGCATCCCCGTGAAGCTGTACCAATTCACTATTCCAACGATAACAAGAATCGACTGGTAATGAAGATGATTGATGTTATCGATGGTGATCGTCTTCAGTTTGATGCTGAATATAAAGATATTGCTATGGCATTTATGGCAATTAAACGGGTACCTACCAATAGCGGAAACAATATGACTTTCAAAGCAGAACGAAGTGAGCTGGTCGGCCATGCTGACGCGTTCTGGGCATTATCCCACGCTTTGATCAATGAACCTTTAGATTACAACTCTCCGACTAAATCAACATGGCAGTTAGCAGCATGACAGTACAGAACCTTAATTCATCCGTTTACAGCATCGACCCAACACCGGAACCTGTCGACCCGGCAACCTGGATTACTCATTACAGTGAGCTGGTATATAACGAAGCTGAAGGATACTGGGAACCACCAATCGATCTCGAAGGTTTAGCGAAAATAGCCAATGCTAACGCTTATCATGGTTCACTGCTAAAAGCTCGCGCAAACTATGTTGCAGCCCGTTTTCAGGGCGGAGGTAATATCCGCAAACGCCATATTAATGCTTTCTGTTGGGATTATTTCGGCTTTGGTATGGGTGCCCTTTTAAAACTGCGAAACCATTTTGGTAAAGTCGTTGGTCTTCATCCACTACCAATGATGTATATGCGTAAACGTGATAATGGTGACTTTGTTCAGTTGCTACGTGATAACCAAACCCGCGTTTATCGTGGCGAGGATGTAATATTTCTTCCTCAGTATGACCCACAACAACAGATTTATGGTCTACCTGATTATCTGGGTAGCTTGCAAAGCAGCTTATTGAATCAGGACGCAACTCTGTTCAGACGCCGATACTATCTGAATGGTGCTCATATGGGGTTTATTTTCTACGCCAGAGATCCAAACCTAAGCGAAGCAGATGAAAACTCAATGAGAGAAGCTATTGCCAGTTCTAAAGGTGTAGGTAATTTCCGTAGTATGTTCGTAAATATCCCGAATGGTGAAGAAAAAGGGATTCAGTTAATTCCGGTTGGTGATATCGCCACAAAAGATGAGTTTGAACGGATAAAAAACATTACCGCTCAGGATGTGTTAGTTGGTCATCGTTTCCCTGCTGGTAAAGGAGGTTTGATGCCACAGCCAGGTTCTAACTTTCCCGACCCTGAAAAAGTAGGCCGGGAGTATGCAAAAGATGAGATTATTCCGGTTTGTGAAATGATTATGGATGAAATAAATAATGTTATTGATATACCAACAAGCATGAAAATAACATTTGACCTATCCAACTAAGGATTATTAGTTGGAAGTACGGCTGTCATATACGATAAAAAACTTATCCAGCGTAATAAGATTCTTTATTTTCAATATTCCTGATTCTTGTGAACCATTTTTATCTGATTTAAAATAGTCATGCTGACAAACCCCTTTCAGAAAAACCTCACTGTTATCTTCCCTACGCCCATAA